ATATATGCCGGGAGATATTAACCAAAACCGTCATGGAAGCGGCAGAAAGGATTAGCGAATGGTAACGATACCCGATGGAATGCGCCGGCCCGCTGAGGCCGAGCGCGATGAGCTGAGGGCTGAGCTGGCAGAGCATGAACACGATTCGTTTAACATGATAAAAGCCTCCTGTAATCAAGTTAAAATGCTGATTACGTGAAGGCTCTGACACTCAAAACACTGTTGGCTTGCGCTGGTTTTGTTTTGGTTGCGCTTCGCCGCGAGTTCGATTATATTCAAATCAAGTATTTAATTATTTTGCGTGTCTGGAAGCCTTCGTGCAACCAGGCATTTTTTTTTGCAGTTTGCGTTCCTGCGGTTGAGTGCCTGTTTCGTGGCGTAGCATATTTCGACTCGATCAGACATTTGTATGTGGGCGATGAGCAGACCGACAATGCTGGATATTTGTATTATCCCGACCTCGACAAAATGGTTGCCGCGCTTCGCATGCTCAGAAAATTAGAAAGAAAGTTTTGCCAGCTTTCTGGCTGAATTGTCTCCTGATGAATTTATTGAAAAAACAACCCCGGATTTCTCCGGGGTTTTGTCTCGTCGGCTTAATCGTTTTTGTGCTTCTCTGCATACAGCTCAAGAGCACGACTGACAACCTCGGCCTTGCTCATTTGCAAGCGCTCGGCCAGCTTTGTAAGCGCTTCGTTGTCTCGGTCACTCAGTCTCAGCGATACCATTTTTTTCACGTTTTTTCTCCTTAATGTTCTTCTGCAAATTGCCAGCAAAGACGCGTGATAGTCGTCTGCTGACACAGTTTTTTCGCCCGCTCGATCTGGCCCCGGCGAATTGCGCGGGTTGCTAGCCTCATTATTCTAACCTCTTTGGGGGCGAACTTGAAAACGCGGGTGAATTGATACGACGCATTGATCAGATCCTCTTTTGTTGCCTGCATGAAAATTTTCTCCTTTCTTTACTCAGTTGCAAAGATTCGGGCAATGATATCATTAACGAGTAAATACGCAGCCATTGTAAACGCGCAGTTATATTCAATGGCCAGATTTCGAAGATTGTTGGCTCTTTTTATCTGGGCTACCACCAGCGCTTTTTTGTTTTTGCTCATTTCCTCAGTCCTCGCTTTATTATTTATCGTATGCAGCCAGTATTTCAGCCGCCTTTTGTTCTTTTTCAGTATAATCCTCGGCGTCTTTGCGCTCAAGACGATTCCCAACGGTCTTTACGATCGCTTCCCGCATATCTCCAAACACAACGGAATCATACGTATTATCGGGCGAGCAATCCTCAGCCAGCTTTTCAACGCTGCCGGCATCGGCAAGATCGCTGACGATATCATCCCGCTCTGAAATCCATTCATCAGCATCCCATACCGCTATAGTGTCTAGCTCTGATTCCAGCAGGCTCTCTACGCTACGGATAGCATATTCTGCCTCTTCGGTATAGTGACCGTGCTGATAGTCACTCTCGCAACCCGCAACGATTGTTTTTAGCAGCAGCTCTAGGTCTTCGTCATTCCCAAGGGCGTCAATATCGCTCTTGCGCGTAGCCGGCTCAATAGAAAATCTGATGATTTTGCGATTCCAGACATTTACCGGTATTCCGTTGCCGACTTCGCCGTTATAGCCGGCGGTCAGCGTCAGCTCGTCAGCTTCCGGGTTAAAATCCAGGTATGCCCGCTGCGGGTTGTGCTGCAGTGGATACTGATGGAAAAGAGGGGCCTGGGTTCCATTGTTGTCACCGTAAACTATTTTAATCATCTCGGTCTCCTTTTCGCGGGATTTGAATTTTTTTGTTCCCGCTTCGTTAATTTAATAATATCAAATTGAATTACGCTTGTCAATCAATTTGAAATAAAAAAGTTAAAAAAGTTTTTATTTTCATAGATTTTTAGAGTTTTCCACAGATTGTTGTATTGTTATCACAAATCTGATAAGATTAAAGTATGGACAAAAAAGCCGAAAATATTGGCGTGAGCGCCTATAACAGGCTATCACCGAAGCGACAACGCTTTGTTGATGAGTATGTTATTGATTCTAACGGCACGCAAGCAGCTATTAGAGCGGGTTATAGCGCGAAAACGGCGAACGAGCAGGCTACGAGACTGTTAGCCAATGTTAGCGTTAAAGCGGCTGTAAACGAGAAACTAGCGGCAATCGCGAGAAACAACGAGATCGACGCAAACTGGGTAGTTAATAAGGCCAAGAAGATCATTGAACGATGTATGCAGGCCGAGCCGGTTTACGATCACGAAGGCAACCCAACAGGCGTTTATAAGTTCGATGCCACCGGGGCCAATGGCTCTTTAAAGATTTTGGCTAAATATCTCGGCATGGAAAAGAGCACGATCGAGCACACCGGCACGAATGGCGAATCTATTAAGGTTCAGCACGACCTGTCCAAGCTCAGCAAAGAAGATCTGATCAGCCTCATGAAAATTCTGGAGCGTGCGAAATGAATGAAGCCTTTTTTGCCGGATTGCCAGAGATCGGCGATGTTCGCGCAGAGCTGGCGCGTCGAGATCTGCTCGAATATGCCCGGTTGCAATGGCCAAAATATGACGTTGGCAATCATCACAGGATTATTGCCGATGCGCTGCAGCGGGTCGAGGCTGGCTTATGCAAGCGCTTGATGATTTTTGCTCCCCCTCGCAGCGGCAAGAGCATGCTTACCTCAGAATTTTTCCCGGCCTGGTATCTTGGTCGCAATCCAGAAAGATATATTATCCATGCGACTTACGCGCAGGAGCTGGCCGACGATTGGGGCCGCAAAATTAGAAACCAACTGGCAGATGATCTTTTCCCGTTCTCAAGCTGCCAGCTTTCCCGCGACTCTGCGAGCCAGAAGAAATTTAACACGACCCTTGGCGGCGCTTATTTTGCGCTTGGTGTTGGCGGCGCCGCGACCGGTAGAGGCGCACACCTTTTGCTGATCGACGACCCGCTGAAGGGGCGCGAGGATGCCGATAGCGAGACGATCAGGCGCAAGCTCAAGGATTGGTATCGAGCCGTAGCCTATACTCGTCTCATGCCTGGCGGCGCAATTATCGTTATGCTGACTCGCTGGCATTATGACGACCTGGCTGGCTGGCTTCTTCGAGATCATGCTTCCGAAGGATGGGAAGTCATAAATTTGCCAGCCATAACAGAAGCCGGCGAAGCGCTCTGGCCTGAACATTTTCCGCTTGAGCGACTGGCCGAGATAAAAGAACAGCTTGGTTCACGCGAATGGTCGGCTCTTTATATGCAAGAGCCATCGCCAGACGAAGGAACAATTTTCAATCTTGAATGGTTCAGGCGATATCGCACGGCTCCACACAGCGAAAACATCCACAGCTGGGACACTGGCACAAAAGACGAGGATATTCACGACCCGTCAGTAATGGAGTGCTGGCGATCTGCCGACACCGGCTATTATCTCGTTGATGTGTTCCGTAAGCGCATGCAGTTTCCTGAGTTGCGCCGAGCCGTAGAGTCTCTGGCCGTCAGGGACAATCCGTCTGCAATATTGATTGAAGATAGAGGTAGCGGGCATCAGCTGATACAAGTTTTGAGGGCAGAAACAAGTCTTCCTATAATTGCGGTTCCCGCTGTTCAGAGCAAACTATCTCGCGCCCAAGGAGTGAGCGGCACAGTAGAAGCTGGTCGAGTGTATTTGCCTGAGTCTGCGCCGTGGCTCGTAGATTTTGAATCGGAAGTGCAATCTTTCCCGGTCGGCGCAAATGACGACCAAGTAGACTCTATGTCGCAGGGCTTGCGGTATATGATTGATAAAAACGCTGTTAAGCCCAAGGACGATCAGCAGCAATGGCAACAAATCCCAGAAGCAGGAGCGTTATGATGGCAAGCGCAAATTATGGCGGCAATCGAGCTGATACTGGTAGCGAAAAAGAGTCTGAGAACAACAAGGCGCTGGCCGAAGCAAAGCGCATCCTTAAGCGCAAGCACGATGATATTTTACAGCTGGTAGACGCCGATATTGAGTCTGCCAGGCTCTACTACGAAGAAAACATACAGCCCCGCGCCCTGGAACGCCTGCAGCGCTTCTATTGCGACAAAGACTACTACGCAAAAAAATTCCCTGGTACAGCCAAACGCGGCATGAATTTTACCATGTCGGATGTGGCCGACACAATTTACTGGATATTGCCGTCGCTCATGCGCGTATTTTTTGGCTCACAAGATCCTATCTCGATGGAAGGCCGCACGCCAGAAGATGACCCGGAGGCTATGAAACAGTTGTGCAACTGGCAGCTGCAAAAAAAGAATAAAGGCTTCAGGCGCTTTTACAACTGGTTTCTTGATGCTCTTCAGCTCTCTTACGGGGTCATTAAGGTGCTGTGGGAGCGCGAGACTGAAGAGGGCGAAGAATCCGTCATGATGACTCCTGAGCAGTTTATGGCGTTCGACCCCGGCGCGGAAGGTGTTGAATTTATCAAGGCAGAAGAACAGCCAGACGGTTCGTATCGAGTCACCGTTAAGGTCGAAAAGATTACGAAAAATCAGCCCACCCTTTACAACGTGCCAATCTCAGAGTTTTGGTACTTGCCTGGCTTCGGCTCTGACGTAAAAGATTTGCCTTTCGTCACGCACCGGCGTAAAATGACGCGCTCAGAAATCGAGACGCTGGTCAAAGAAAAGACTTACGAGCCTGTCAGTGACGAAGATTATGCGGCTGCCAGGGTAATTCCTGATGATATTTATGATCTCGAAGATCAGCTCGAAAGCATCAAGAATTATAGCACGGTTCACGAAGGCGCAAGCAGCAACAACCTCGACAAATCCCGTCAGGTCTATTGGGTCTACGAATGCTTCGGCAAATATGACTTCGACGGAGATAACATAAGTGAGTGCTGGATCGTCACCAAGATCGGTTCAAAAATCGTCAGGCTTGAAAAGAATCCCTTAAAGCGCCCGCCGTTCTGCGTCGTCGCGCCCTATCCTGATCAGTATGAAATCTCTGGACTTACCATTGACGACATGATCGGCGAGATTCAGGACATTAAGACAGCCGTCATGCGCCAGGTCTTGCTTAACGTCGCCAACAACAACGACCGTCAGGTGTTGATAGATCCCGAGGGTCTGAACATGGATGACGTTATCAACAACAGGAAATACATCAGGCGTAAGCTCGGCCAAGGCCAGAAAATGTCGGACGCATTTCAATACATGCCGGAGTCGCCGCTTGCATCTGCCGCCATGACTTTGCTCGAAATCATGGAGCAGACAAAAGAGAACCGCACCGGCATTACGAAATACAATCAGGGGCTTGATTCAAAATCGCTAAATAAAACTGCCACAGGGGTTACGGCCATAATGGGCGCGGCGAATCAGCGCATTGAAATGATTGCGCGAATGCTGGCCGAGACTGGTGTCATCGATCTCTTTGAAATGATGGTCGAACTGAATCTCAGATACATCGACAATAAGCAGGTTATCAGGCTGACAAATGGTCAATCGCTGCAGATCGACCCGGAAGACCTCGAAGGTCATTACGATCTCGACGTAGCAGCCGGAGTCGGAGCAGGCCAGCGACAGGAAGCGGTTCAAAATATGATGCTTTTGCTCTCAAAGATTTACCCGGCAATAAACGGTCTGATACAAACGCAGGGTTTGCCGGGTGTCGCTCCTGAAAAGATTGCAGCGGCAGCCACTACCCTGGTTCAGCAGATGGGCTATAAGGACGCGAGTAAATATGCTCCGACAATAGACGAGATTCAGGCGCAGCTGCAACAAATGATGGAGCAAGCGCAGGCACAGCAGGCGCAGGCGCAAATGATTCAGGAAATAAAATCAAAGGCCATGCGGGATATTCCGCTGACCGATGAAGAGCTGGCAATTCTTGAACAAGTCTCGGTCGAAGAACAACAGGCAGAAATGGGCGCAGGGCAACCGGGCGCTCAACCAAATTCACAACGCGGAGGTAGATGATATGAAAGTGATGAAACCGAAGTCAGACAAAGAGTGGCAGGCAGAAGGTGACGCCAGAACGCTGGCAGAAGCCGAGCAGATCAAACAGGACGCTTCTCGCAAGAAGGCGGCAGAGAAAGCTGCTGCGAAACTGGCTAAAGAAAAAGAAGACGACCTTGCCGCGCTGAAAAAGGTCGGCGCAAAGGCTTCCAGCTCGAATCCTGGCAAGCACTACAAAAGGCCCTCGGCAAAAAAATAATCGTTTGTCATTGTGGAAAACTTTTATTTGTTATCAATATCTTGATAACGATAAAAAATTCTGTTACTCTTAAGGCGGAGGGTATCACATGCCAGAGTTAAACGCTGTTGATCTCGAAAAGAAACGAGTGTTAAGGCTCCAGAAGCTGAGTGAAGACCTTGCTACCGGCGAAAACTCGCAGATAGTTAAGGCTGTTATGGCTCCGCTTCTTGACGGCATGAAAACCGACATTTTCAACGCTCTTTGCAACTCGCAACAGACCATCGACCCCGCCGTATTATCTGAATTGCATTGCGAGCTGCGTGTAATGACCCGGATTCAAAAGAAGCTCGACGCTGCCATTGAAACTGGCAAGCAGGCCGAAGAAGCCATTAAGCAGGCGAATAAAAACGTGGAGCTGACTGCAGAGATAGCTTCACGTTCTTATCAGTTCTAATCTCACCCAACTACCACAGGAGAATATTATGGACCCGAAAGAAAATCTCGCTCAGAACCAGAATCAGTCCGGAAACGGCAACCTTGACGCTGAAGACACTCAGCCGAACAATTCCGCTGCTGCCGACCAGCAGACGGGTGGCGGTTCAGCGCTTACTCTCGTTGACGACGATGGGGAATATGACGACCTCGACTTGCTTGACGACGAGGACGAGCTGATTGAGGAAAAACTTGTCAGCGAAGATGACTACGAGCTTGCGGCAGAGTTGAAAGAATTGCACCCAAAGCAGCTATTTGACTACGAGCTTGACAACGAAGAGGGCGAAGATTCGGACAACGGCGAAAATAATGCCGACAACGACGCTGGCGAAAACCTTACCGGAATTACCGAGGGCAACGAAAGCGACCTCAGCGGCGCAGGCGATCAAACCGTTAACGACGAAGAGAAGCCCAAAGCCGGCTCACAGCCCCTCAATCGCGCCGAAATGACCGAGGCGCAGTTTTACGCGCAGGTAACCGAACTGGCAAAGGCTGAGGTCAAAAGAATCACTGGCGAAGAATACGACGAGTTCGACGCCGCGCACAAAATCATTCTCGGCGACCAGGCTGCAAAAATCATTCAGACGCAAAAGGCAACCGCGAGCGCCCACAAGCAGGCAGACGCAATCTATGCGGAAGCTGGCGAAGGCTTCGATAAGTTTCTGCAAAACAAAATGCAGGATCTGTCGGTCAAGCAGTATAACGCACTGCTCGAAGCCGAACGGGCTGGCGACTTCTCCAAAACGCTGGAGATCATGAAGTCGGCGGCGGAAGAGTTCAAGGGCAACGCCAAGAAAGCCGACGTTCAGAGACAGGCAGCTGAAAAAGCCAGGCAGCTTAATCAGCAGCAGGCTCCAAAGAAAAAAGAAACGCCGCCGCAGATGATCCGACCAGGCGCGGGCAATCGCACCCCGTCTTCCCCTCCGGCATCTAAAGCGGTATTCGGGCTCGCCGACATAGGCATGTCGGACGATGAAATTTAGGGTAACCGACACTGGGGAAAACAAGCCTCTGGTGTCTTTGAAATCAATTTCAATTAACTTGGAGGTTTGTTATGACACTCAATATTCTACAGGGTCAGCAGAAGACCACCCAGCAGACCGATTCGCTGGTGCGCTATGTTGATCCCAAGGTGTTTTTCGCTCAGGCGAATGTTGCACCTATCATCACGGTGCTGCAGGCGCTTAAGCGTTTGCAGTTTGCGCCGGCCATCAAGCCGGAATGGGTCGAAGAAGACATGGGCGACCCGACAACCACGCTCAATGGCGCTATCAACAACAGCCCGTCTACGGTCACCGTCAATGTTGCGGCCGGCACCGGCGAAATGTTCAAGGCCAACGACATCATTCAGATCGGCAGCGAACAGATGCTTGTCTCGGATCGAACCGTTGACAAGCTGACTGTTGTCAGAAATTTCGGTACTGCCGGTCTTGAGGCGCATGCCGACGCCTCTGTCATTCGCTTCCTTGGCTCTGCTTTTGCCGAAGGTTCTGCTTCCGGCACCGGCATTCGTCAGAAATCTGGCTTGGTAGACAACTATCACCAGATCTTTAAAACTCCGGTCGAAGCCTCTGGTACCGAAATGAACGTCAAGCGTTATGAGCGCATGAACGAAACCTGGATGAGCAAGAACAAGAAGGTTGCTTTCCGGTATCACATGGAAGCCAAAGAACGCGCATTCATCGCTGGCCAGAAAAAGTATGACACTGATGCTGCCCGCCGAACTTGCAGCGGCATCCTGGAATATCTGACCATGCGCGAAGACATGAGTTCTTCTTTCACTCGCGCCAAGTTCGAGGCTTTTATCGAAGAAGTTATGCGCAACGGCGGCAATAACTACTTCCTGTTTGGCACCGGTAAATTCCTGCGCGTGTTCAACACTGAAGTTCTCGGCAACTCTCAGATGAACATTACGCCCGAGACAAAAAAATGGGGCCTGAACATTCAGAACTATCACAGCGTGTTCGGCAACATCACCATTGTCTATCACCGCGTGCTTCACAAAATCCTGAGCGACGTTTACGGCGGATGCGCCATGTTGCTCGACATGGATCTCGTCACTGAATACTATCTCAGAAAAGATCAGTATCAGCCCAACATCCAGAACAACGACGTTGACGGCAGAAAAGACCAGTATCTTGCCGAATGCTGCCCCGGCGTCGCCAATCCCGCCAACCACGGATTCCTGTGGGGCGTCTAACTGAAACACGGCCATGCCTCAGCAATGGGGCATGGCATTAACTCTACCGCAGCAGGAGAATAGTTCATGAGTAATATTTTTCGTTTTGTCAGTCGCGTCAGAAACTTCAGGACATGGGTAGGTCAGACGCGGGTCGAATTCAATAACGGCATGTTTGAAACCAGCGACCAGCGGATTGCCTCGGCAATCCGGGAAAGACTTTCTACCCCCAAACCGCGCGGCCTCAAGGGTGAAGTCAGCGAGATACCGACTCCGGCGCCCGCTGTCGCGCCCGTCGTTGCTCCAGAACCCGCAACTCCAACTGCTCCGCCAGTTGTTGCGACTCCCGCGCCCGAAGAAGCAAAGCCGGTCGAATCCAAAACGCCAGAACCAAGTTCCAAGAAAAAGTAACTTGTCTGTGGTAGACAGGGTGTCGGCTCTTGGTGCGGGGGAGAAATCCCCTGCACCTCTGCTCAAAAGGACGGTGAGACAATGAACTTAGGCGAACTCAAAGCAAGGGTTATTCAGAAGCTCAGAGAGCGCAGCACACCCCGGCATTGGTCTATTGAAGAGATCACAGAAAACATAAACAGCGGCGTTCTCAATCTTTTAAAGAAAACAAATTCCGCTAACACAAACGAGCGACACCTTGCCTTGGTGTCTAGCGATACTGATAACGGGCTTTATAATTACCCGAAGGGCATCGTAAAGAACGGCGGCGTATTCTGGAAGGGTCGAGAGCTACCAGAGGTAACGGCAGAATATCTTGACGCTGTAGTCGGTGGCACTGAAAAGCCGATGCAGATAGGATGCCCGTTAGGCTCAGGCGGTGACTGGCGCAAGCATGTAGACGATGACCCTAAGTATTGGCTGCACTATAACGGCAAGATACGCCTTTATCCTATTCCCAGGACAGAGCCAGTTATACCTGCACCAACTGAACCCACAACGATGCTCAAGCATACAAGAGATTTGCTTGCAGGGGAAAGAGACGTTGTTTTATCTGTTCAGCTACCGTCTGACCCCAGAGACGTTGACGTGTGGATTGGCCCCATCTGGCAGAATTACGACCAGTATCAGATCGTTGGTGGCAACACTATCAGATTTAACTCTGGCATGGTTGTTGACTCCAGAGTAGAGGTCATGGCTCCGTTCGCCACGATTGCAGGCGTTCCTGTTGTGTCTGGCGTAACCCCGCCGTTATTCCGCACAATAGCGAGAGAGCCTATTGCCGCTGGCGAGACTTCGGTAACGTTCAGCTTTGATCTGCCCACTGACCCAGTTGAAATGAATGTTTTCTGGGATGTGATGGGTGGCTATCAGCAGCAAGATACTTGGTCTGTGTCTGGCTCAACTCTTACTCTTGGCGGCCCGGCTGTTGTTGATGGTGAGATACAGATTGTTATACCGCTGGTCGATCACAACGATATTAACCGCAAAAGAATTTTAATTGACGTGCCTGCTGACTCAACCCCTGGCAGCACGACAACTATTGTTTTGCCTAATCAAACTGACCCCGGCGTTGAAGGGATTCCGTATTCTTATATTCCCGGCACAAATGCGATTGACTATAAGATCGGCGGTATTTTGCAATTCTCTGATGAGATCACAGAGGTAAATGCTAATACCATTCAGGTGCCTAAGATCACGTTCGACACAACTGTCGAAATAATTATCTGGGATTACTTCTACCCAACCCCGCAGCCAGAGACTTTCGTTAATGCTCATATTTACTGCCAGAGCTCGCCAGTTGAAATGGTGGCGGATACTGACGAGCCAGACACGCCAGCAAACATGGAGGCTTACCACGATGCAATATGGCAATACGCCCTGTTCGAGTGCTTCAGCCGCGAGGGGCAAGAAAAAGATATGGGTATGGCTGATTTTTACTTTCGTCGTTTTATGGGCAATGTTAGCGACTGGCTTAATGCTTTCAGTCCTCCGGTCATCATCGAGCCCAGGGACGCATGGACGGTATAATTTTATGTTTGGATATCTTAACCTCAACGATCCGACGAAAATCGGCAACAATGAATCGCAGGAATGCAAAAACGTTAAGATCGATAAGGGCTATCTTCAGCTGTTCGACGAGTTCGCCGTTGATGAGTCTATTGGCAGGCGCGGCAAAGATATTAACGGGTTTGAAATATTCATCGACTCTTCCGCTCTGACAACCGGCAACGCCGTAACGCCTCCGCCCGCAAAAGGATATCTGAAAAGAAGACTTTCTTCTTCTCGCGTTGACATAGTTGGCTGCCCAAGAATAGTAGACCTGCCAGACTACAGCCCCGGCGTGTCTCCGGTAATTGCGGCAGTGTATTATGGATCGCAGCCATATCCGGTTGGCTACTACAACTACCTGATCACACTATACAATCCCGAAACAAACGAAGAATCGGAAGCGTCTCTTTTTGGCATATATGTTGGTGTAAACGAGGTTGCTGAATTTACGAACTTTCCAGCGGTAAGCGGCAATCCGATCTTTGCAGAAAAAACATCATCGGAGTGGCGCATCTATCGCCGGCCGATCGGCGGAGCAGAGTTCTTGCGCATATTGCCGAACGTAACAATACCTGCGTTTGCTGCGAATCCCGGCCCATATGCAGACGTGACCGCCGACGAAGATCTTGGGCTTTCCTGTGGAACACTTGATGTTTATTCCCCAGACTATTATTCGACAGGGCGCCTGTTTTCTCTCTTTACGGTTCACAACGGCCGCCTCTGGTTTCGCCAGGATTCAAAAAGCCCCGGGTCACCGGGGCCGGATAACGCAAGCTCCGTATTATTTTATTCTGACAAAAATGTTTTCGGCCAAGTGCCGCAAGACAATTTTTTCGGCTTCAACTCAGAGATTGTTGGCCTCCATTCCGTCGATGAAGCGCTTTACGTCTTGTGCAAAGAAGACCTTTTCGTTATTTATGGCGACTCCGATTCCGATCTCGTTGCAAGGCAGCTTACTGATAGCAATATCGGCTGTGTCGGCGGCTTTTCTTCCGTTGCGATAGGCAACTCAATTCTTTTCCTCGGATCGCTGAAGACAGACAGAGATCAGGCAGACGGCTTGTATCAAATCATCGCAGGCAAAGTGGTCAGACTGTCGCAGCAGGTTGAAGACCTGTTTCCTTTCGGCCAATATGGCGCGTCGATTACTCCGGGTGCGCCGATCATGTATGGAGCCGGTGGAGTTAAAGACCGGTTCTGCGTTGTTCGAGGAAAAGTTGACGGGCCAATGGATAACGGGCTGCTTGTCTACGATTTGCTCGGCAACGGATTCCTTACGGCAGAAGACCCCAACCCAACCCCGCCCGCTGAATTTTATTACCGGTCAAAAGAATTTGGAACGCCTGGCAAATGGGATAATATGCGCCGGGCATTTGTCAGGGGCAGCGGTGACTTTAAAGTCGAGCTGTACTATGACGCCGAAAAAGTTGACGAGATTGAATTTTCTTTCAGCGAATCGATAGCAGAGATGGAAGACTTTACAGTCCCGCCATTCGAGGGGAATTACTTCAGCTACCGGTTCATCGGACAGGCGAACGCAAAGATATTTGAGTTCGGGAGGCTGGAGTAATGGCAAACCAACTACTCGACGTTGATTTTTTCTGCCCGCCAGTTGCGGCTCAAAACGAAAGAAATCTCTTGCGCCTTTTCCTGTATGGAACAGGGGGTAGCCTCGCAACAATCAGCGTTTATGTTATCCCGCCGAACGGACAGGCGCTCGAAATATCATCTTCCTTCACAGACGTCAGCTCGTCATTCCCCGCAACATTTCTGACTCAATTTCAGGCGCCATACACGTTTCAGCAGCCAGGTCTTTATACGTTCATAATTCACGATTCGAGCACTGACTATGTCTGGATAGACAAGACATATTGTGCCGAATGGGCTTCGAGAATAGACATTCCGGTCAGCCAGCTCGAAAAACAGAGGGCCGACATTCAACGAGTTTACAGCAGGGTAAGCAAACAAGGAGGGTGATATGGCAGCGTGGCTTTTACCGGCAGCAACATTAGTGAGCGGGCTTCTTGGTTACAAATCGAGCAAGGACGCAAGCAAAGCGCAGAATAAGGCCATTGCGGCTCAGCAGGCATCAGAGGCTCAAAAGGCAGAACTTGCCAACCAGCAAATAGCATTGGCAGACAGAATGCTTTACGGCCAAGGCTACGTTCCGGGCCAGGGGGTAGACTCTCGACCCGGCCAAGGCGGGGCAATGGATCTTTCCCAGGAGTGGACAAACAACTACCTGAATTGGCTGAAAACATCTCCCGACATTACCTACAATGCTCAGCGCGGAGCCATGGAGGGAAACATCAGAGATTCCATGGCGGCAGCAGCAAGCGCCCTCGGACGACGGGGCCTGTCTACTGCAAACGTGCAATCTGGCGCAGCATTGAGAACTATGGGTAGTCTTGGCATGGCGAGAACCGGACTACTTGCAAATCTTGAGGCTGGCAGACAAGACAGAATGGGCGAACGTCTCGGCATGGGTTCGCAACTTACGCAGGGCCTACTTGATCGCGCCCTTAACGTCAGATCTGCCGCTCTCGGTCAGTCGCTTGGCCAGCAGACAATGATACCTCAGATGCAGGCAAATCTGGCGTCGCAATACGGGCAGCAGGCTGGAGCCTTTGGCAATCTGACTGGCACGCTGCTTGACTACTACGCTCAGAGTCGGCAGCCAAGCGTTCAGATTCCAACAACAGTCCCAATGGCAACAGGGGCGGCATCATCGGTTCCCAACCAATTTGCGGATTTCAGAATGCAGCCGCAGGGCTTTGGCAGCGTGCCGCAATGGAGGTTTTAAGCCATGAACTTTCTTACCGGACTTGCTGGCAGAATATCGCAGAGTGTTGATCAGAGAATTCAAGATAAACGAGATGAGCGGTTAAGCGATTTAGACTTTAAAAAAAAGCTAGAACAGCGATCCGCGCTGCTTCCATACGAGCTGCAAGAAGAAGAGACCAAGTTTCAGCACAAGCTCGATATGGAAAAGAAATACCTGCCGCAGATGCAGGAGATTGAGCGCGAAAAAAAAGCGTTTGAAAAACAGATTCAAGACGACCTCAAAAAACTTCCCGCCGTTTCAGATCCCGACTACTTGGCAGCAATGCAGGGCAACGACTTCTCAACGATGTATCAGATTGCCGCTCAGAAACCAGAGCTTATGCCGCATCTTGAGCAATATTACACCATGATCGGCAAGCACAAGCAGGCATACGACCAGCACCTGAAAAAGGTCGAAGAAGTTGAAAAGATTAAAACGAAATACGCCGAGCAACGCGCTGGATTCAGGGGTGCGCGAGGCGGCCGCAGTGGTTCAGCCGGAACAACCGGTTCGACGCCCGACCCCGTTTCTGGCATTGCGGATTCAAAAGAACGCAGAAAAACAGTCATGCGCTCAATAGCGAAGACAAAGGAAGCCATGGACAGCTTAACCTACGCGCTGCAAACCGAAACCGACCCAGCCAAACGCGCTGAATACGCAAGCATGCTCGATCAATACAATTTGAAAATGCAGGAGTTCAGAAACGACCTGAGCTTGCTTGACGGCTCTTCCGCCAAATTTGAAGTATCGATGCCAGGCAGGGAGCCGACAGCCGGCAAGAGTTCGCCAGACGCGGCAAAGGTTCGTCCGGAAGTTAAAAAGGCTATTGCCAATGCAAAAAGCGACAAGGACATAGAAAAAGTGAATGCCATGGGTTTATCGGAGGCAGAAGTCAAGTGGGCAAGGGCGCATCTTGAAAAGAAACAGCGCGAAGAGTCTGGTAAAAAGGTTGAAAAAAAGTCACCCAAAAGAACCGAGGCGCACGCTTTGATTGCTGACTTTTTCCAGAAATACGCGGATCAATTTAAAAAGAAATAAGAGGTTTTATATGGCGGCAACGAAGGCAAGACAGTTTCGGCGCGACTTTCAGCAACTCAAAAACAATCCTCTTTGGAAAGAATTGACCGAGGACGAGCAGCAGGATATTACCGAAAAGGCAAAAATCCTGCTTCAAGCGATACATGACCGGGAGGCATTCCCGGAAATGAACGAGGCACAGGCGATAGCTGAGACAGAATATGAATCGATTAAGCGCAACCGAGAAAGTCAGGGGTTGGCGGAGCGATTTCTTGCCGCACCACTACAGAGGGGCTTTGCGCGGGTTGGCACTACTATGCAAAAGGGCGCAGCATTCGGGCTGGACGTCGTGGGCGCAGACGAAATGTCAAAGACGTTGAGGGAACGCGCTAAATCACAGGATGAAGTCGTTGCTTCTACAATCCCGGGACAAGGGAAAAGCTTTTCAGAGTTATCGCTTTCAGATGTGCCGCAATTCGCTACTGATATTATCGGCGAAAACGCGCCTATGATGCTTGGCCTTGCCGGGCTCGGCCAGCTCGTAGCCGGCGCCCCCGTATTGGGATCAATTTTACCCAAGACCGGTGTGTTGTCCAGATTTCTTACGCCGGAGACGGTAGGCGGAGCGCTGGCAACATACGGCGCGATGTCTATACCGGAAGTTTATAGTGACATAAAAGACGCGGGAGGCACTGCCGGTCAGACTGCTTTGTGGGCCATCCCTCACGCCGCATTTGAAAGTTTAGGCGGCTTGTCGCCGGCCAAGGTCATGGGTTGGTTCAGCAAAAAAGCCGCGGCAAAGGTTGGGAAATCCGGGCTGAAATCATATCTTTTTGGCGCGATAAAAACAGGCGCTAAAACAAGCCTCGGCGAGGGCGGCGAAGAAGTTGCTCAGAAATTAAACAACACGGCAGCAAAGCATTTTTCCGTAAAGCCATTTGAACAAGCTGTGCGAGACTTTGCCGCCGAAGTTACGTCTCCGGAATACATAGAAGAGGCGAAAACCGAGTTTGCTGGTGGTACTGTATTTGGCGCTGCAGGCGGAACATACGAAGGCGGTGCAAGCCTTATATCAAATCGCCAGCGACAGGCCGCAATAACACAAAGAAAAGCGGGCCGCGATTTTATTAAGCAGGTAACCGGCGTAGTGAATGCGTCTCCAGATCTTTCGACGGCGATGACTGAGCTGAAAAAACTTTATGCGAAAACGGAAGACGCCGGGCACAGAGATCATTTAATCGGCACCATGTCGGCCCTGCAGCGCAATTTTGGCAAATCAGCTGGAGCTGAATTGGTTCAGCCGCCACAGGCCGCGCCAGTTGATGCAGCCGCTCCCGCTGGTACATCTCCTTCAATTCCGCAGCAAGTCGCCGGAGCGATGCAGCAGGGTATTTCAGCCGAACGGCAAAAGCTTTCCGGGTTGCTTGAGCGAATAGAAGCCGGCATGGCCGGCGCGCCCGGCACCATGGCGGATTATGCAGCAGCAAAAGACGTGCAGGATGCAGGCGAGGACACCTTAATCGCTGAAAATCTTATTGCGACAAGAGGCCTTCCAGATTCAGACCCGAGAAAAATTAAGGCGCTTCAGGATTACGAGGCATACAGACAAAAACGGGCAGCATACCGGAAATCAAAAACAGAGCCGCAACAGCAGCAGCAACCTGAAGAAGCGGAGCCATATCCCGGCGGCGAAGATGGCTTAGACGGGGCGAGGTTGATTGCTCTTAACAACATGGAAAGAGCAACGCCAGATTTGCAGCGCGTTGTTTATGACCCGAATGCGCCCGAAAATATTCCGCTGCTCCCATATCAGCCAGAAGCAACAGGCGGCAGGCGGCTTCCTGGTGGAGAAGAAGTCAAGCCGGGCGGAGCCGACGACATCATTAAGCTGAAAAGCGGCAAGCCCTTCAAGTCTCCAAAGGACGCGCAGGGTTACCAGGCCAAAAACAATTTAAAAGAATCCCATGCCGTAGTTCCGGTTCGCGGCGGATTCGTTCTGATGAAAAAACCGTCTCAACAAAAAGCCGTAATGAAAACCGAACCGGGCGAAAAAATAACGCCATGGACAGGCGCTCTTGCCTCTCTCGAAAACAAGCCAGCCGCACAGATGACAAAATCTGACCGCGCTTTAATCAGCACCGAGATTCAAAAGCTTGAGATGCGCCGGGAAAAGCTTGCCGAAAAGAATACCCCTGGCGCCAAAAGAGAAGCAGCGAAGGTTGACCGCAAGCTTGATATTTTGGTCCCGAAAATGAAACAGCTGCAAGCTGATGTTACTTTGCCGGCTGAAAGTAAAACGAGAAAGCATGACTACAGCAACACTCAAATATCTATTCCCAAAGCGGCAGCATCAAAAATGGCCGACCTTGGCAGATCTATTCCAGATTCAGAGTTATACGTTGACCCGAAAGATTCAAGTTATGGTCGAGAAACAGAGCCTCATATAACTGTCAGATATGGCCTAGATACCGACAATCCCGCAGATCTGCAAAAGCTTTCAGAACTCCCGCCGATCAAGGTGCAAATGGGGCGTGTTTCGATATTTGAAACTGATAAATATGACGTTGTTAAGGTTGATGTTGATAGCCAGCAGCTTCGCGAAGCCAATAAGAAGGTTGGTGATCTTGTCGCTGTGCCTGGCGAAACTCACAAAGACTATAAGCCGCACGCTACTATTGCTTACGTTAAAAAAGGCGAAGGCAAAAAGTATGTCGGCAATAAAAGCCTCGAAGGGCAGAGTTTTGAGATAAACGAAATTCAGCTGTCAGATAGAACGGGCAAAACTCATATTATTAAGCTGAATGGCAAACCAAATCAACAAACCATCAAACAACCAGAGCCGGCTGAAAGTAAAACAACCGAACCGGCTAAGCCCTTTGAACAAATGACAGACGAAGAATGGCTTGCCAGTACAAGGTTCTATCGTTCTGGCAAAATCAAAAGTGCGCAGCTACCTAACGGCAAAAAGGTTATTTTGTCTCAGGGCTCTACGCAAACAAACTTTAGAGAGAATGACAGAGATTTTCTGCTTGGCTTGAGGCCAAAGACAAAGGCCAATCAACCAGCCGCCATATCTCCAAAACCGGCCCCCGAAGTTACACAAGTAGAGGTTAAGCGCCCAAGCGCCAATCAAGATCTTTTGACCCAAAAAAGCCGTCTTGAAAAAGAGATTAAAGATGCAAGACTTAGCATAAAAACGGGCGCAGAATGGGGAATGACACCCGGCGAAAAGCAACGGCTTGAATTGGCTATTGATAGAGCCAGTGCCGCGCTCATTGGCGTAAATGAAAAGCTTTCTGAATCAACGGGAGCAAAGCAAGAACAGGCCGCGCTGAAACCAGCTCTTGAAGTATTCAAAGGCGACGACGTTCAGTTCCAGTTCCCTGATGGCCGCGAAGAGCGTGCCGACATCATCGACCCAAAACTGGTTACAAGAGACGGAATACCGA